CGCGTCGATGCGCTGATCCAGATATTCGGGCGCTGGTCCAAGATCGAGTTCGATCCTGAGCAGATCGCCCTTTCGGCCAAGAGCAGCGGCCGAGACTTGTCGTACGCATGAGGGCTTGCAATAAACCGAAGATCGGTTAATATCCGCCGCAGATGATTTGCCGCTGGCGGACCAATCGGGACAACTCGGCCGGGCACTGACGAGAGTTTCATCACTCGTCGCATCGTTTTCTATCCCACAAATCATCACCACCGGCCCGCCTTGCGCGGGTTTTTCGCGTTCGGCAACCTCCTGAAAGGGACTGCCACATGTCTTTTGCACGATACGCCTCGCGCATCCCATCGGCTGCGGGCACAGTCAATTCCACGCTCGCTGCGGGACGCCCTGCCAAGCTCTATTCAGTCAATGGGCAGAATGCCAGAGCCGGCGTCGTCTACATCAAACTCTACAACAAGGCGACCGCTCCCACTGTGGGGACAGATGTGCCTGTCCTGACGTTCGCTTGCGCTGCTTCCTCGCCATTCAGTTTCCAGATCCCGAACGGGTTCCTGTTCACTGTTGGCCTTGGCTACGGCATGACGACCGGGGCGGCTGACAACAGCACGGCGGCGCTCACTGCGGCTGACGTTCTCGGCCTCAACGTGATGTTCGGCTAAAGCAATGGCTGCCCGCGTAACCAAAATCAGGCATGACGAGGAGACCCGCGCCAAAATTCAGGCCGCGCAAATCATCAATCGCTTCCAAGCGTGCGTGAATGGTGAGGTAGAATTGGACGCGCAGCAAGTCAGTTGCGGGAAAGCCTTATTGAACAAGGTGTTACCCGATCTGTCCTCCGTTTCCATGGATGGCGAGATGAAACACTCAGCGGATGACTCGCTCGCCAAGCTATTCGCGGAAATCGCTGCCAATGGCAAACGCGTTCACGATTGACCAGCGGCAGTTCCTTGAACCCCGCTGGCGCCTGTCCAACCTCTACACCATCACAGACAAGAAGGGAAAGGCGATACCGTTCAGGCCGAACGATTCGCAACTGACCTTTCTCGACAACATCCACGACCTCAATATAATCCTCAAAGCTCGTCAGCTTGGATTTACGACTCTCTGCTGCCTGATCTATCTCGACGCCGGCATATTCAATCCGAACACGCGGGCCGGCGTCATTGCCCACAAGCTGGACGATGCGAAGGTCATCTTCCGCGACAAGGTGAAGTTTCCCTACGACAATCTGCCGGACGTGCTGAAGGAGCGCGTAGCTACGACGCTGGCGAACAACTCGTCCATTCGCGTTTCGACCTCAATGCGATCGGGCACGCTGCAATACCTGCATGTGTCCGAGTTCGGTAAGATTTGTTCTCAGTTCCCCGAGAAGGCGCGAGAGATTGTCACTGGCGCGCTGAACACTGTGGAAGCCGGCCAGTTCGTTGTCATCGAATCCACTGCGGAAGGGCAGGACGGCAAGTTCTACGAAATGGTGCAGAGCGCCCGCGCCAAGCAGGCTGCGGAGATCGAGCTATCGAGCCTGGACTACAAGTTCCATTTCTTTCCATGGTGGAAGGATAAGGGCTACATCATCACCCATGGCCTGCCGGTCATCAATGACGAGGACCGCGAGTATTTCGACAAGCTTGAAGCGCAAGGCATCCAGACAACGCGAGAGCAACGTGCCTGGTACGTCAAGAAGGCCGAGCTTCAGGGCGGCGACATGCGCCGCGAGTTTCCGTCAACCCCTGACGAAGCCTTCGAACAGGCTCTTGAGGGTGCCTACTGGTCTAAGGAATTGCTGGTTGCCGCGAAGCAGAAGCGGATCGGCGGCTTTCCCTTCGTTCCCGGCGCCCCGGTCAATTCGTTCTGGGATCTTGGCCGCAACGACAACAACACGCTTTGGCTGCATCAGTTCGTCGAGGGCTTTCACCGTTTCGGCTACTACGAGAACAGCGGGGAATACATCTCGCACTACATTTCCTGGCTCAGGGAGTGGGGCAGGGACCGCAACGCGATATTCGGGGACCATTATCTGCCCCATGACGGAGACAGGCAATCCATCTGGCTCCCTGAGGGCACAATGAAGGTGATGAGCGACTTGAATTTCAGGCCAATCATCGTCAAGCGGCCGGAAAACAAGGTTGAGGCTATCAACATAGCGCGCGGCAAGTTCGCGTCGTGCCAATTCGATGAGGCTGGTTGTTCGATCGGCCTGAAGCGATTGAAAGCCTACCGCAAGGAATGGGATGATCAGCGCGGGGTCTGGAAGGACCGGCCGCTGCATGACGACGCGAGCCATACGGCTGACGGGTTCATGACGTTTACGAGCTCCAACTACACGCCGCCGATGCAGCCAAAGCCGCGAGAGCGCTACGGCAGCAAATCATCTTCCTCCACCTCATGGATGAGCCAATGATTATTACGCAGGCCCGCCTAAGAGAGTTGTTTGAATACGATCCTGCGGTGGGCGAACTCGTGTGGCGAGAGCGGCCGGTCTCCGACTTCGCCGGGCCGAAACACCATAAGCGCTGGAATACGTGTTTCGCTGGGAAAGTAGCGGGCTGCCTTAAGTTCACTGGCTATCGGCATATCAGCTTGGGTGGCAAGTTCTATCAGGCGCACCGTCTGATTTGGCTCCTGGTGCATGGCGAGTGGCCGGAAGACCACGTTGATCACATCGACGGGGACAAGCCGAACAATAGAATAGGCAACCTACGGGCCGTTCCAGAGAGCGTGAACTCCAAGAACCTACCCCGGCAGAGGAACAACACAAGCGGCCAGTGCGGCGTGTCGTTCAATAAGGCAACCGGCAAGTGGTACGCATATATCAGAGCAGGCGGCAAAATGCGCAGCCTCGGCTTCTTTGTCGAGAAGGATGGCGCGATAGCCGCCCGCAAATCAGCGGAACGTGGTCTCGGTTTTCACGAGAACCATGGTCGAGCGGCTTAGGCGGTAATCAATGGTTGAAACCGACTATACAGCCGAGGCCGGCGCTTCGGACGGCGAAGCCAAGGACGACGAGCTGTTCGCCAAGCTGAAAGCATGGGTTCGGCAGGATATGAAGCACGTCTCTATCTGGCGCAAGGAAGCCAGAGAAGATTACGATTTCTATTCCGGGAATCAGTGGTCAGACGATGACCGAAACGCCTTGGAGGCGCTTAAACGGCCGATCCTGACGTTCAATCGCATCGCGCCGATTGCAAATGCTGTCGTTGGCTCGGAGCGCAACAACCGCCGCGAGGTCCGCTATATCCCGCGTGAACAGGGCGACGCCAAGGCCAACGAGGTTTTGACTGCTGCCGGCGAGTGGTTCCGCGACGAATGCGGGGCTGAGTTCGAAGAGTCCGACGCCTTCGAGGATAACGTCATCTGCGGCATGGGCTGGACGGACACGCGTCTTGATTTCGATGCCGACCCTGACGGGGCGCCGAAGATCGAGCGCATGGACCCGCTGGAAATGGGCTGGGATTGCTACGCGGTCAAGCCGAACCTTCTCGATGCCTCCCGGTTGTGGCGTGTTCGCGAGCTGTCCTACGATGATGCGGTCGATCTGACCGGCGTCAAGGACAAGTTCAAGCTTAATGCGGCGTGGATCAAGTCGGCCGGCGATTCGACACAGCATGACCAGGATGAGGCGGACCAGTATTCCGGCGAGCAGAACGAACAGGCCAATGGCGGCTACGGCAAGTCGAAATGCCTCGTGGTGGAAATCCGCTGGTTCGAGAAGCAGACCTATTACCGCGGCCCCGACATCGAAAACCCTCAGGAGATCAAGGAATACGACGACCGCCAGTTCAAGATGATCCGCAAGCAGATGCCGGACTTTCCCGGCGTCAGGCAGCAGCGCAAGGTCGTCAAGCGGGCGTTTCTCGGCTCTGAGGTGTTGGGCGAAGTCGACCAGCCCATGGTTCCTGCCGGCATGTTCGGCTGGGAATGCATGACCGGCTATCGCGATAAGGTGAAGGGCTATTTTTACGGCGTTGTGAAGGCCGCGAAAGACCCGCAGCGCTGGGCCAACAAGTTCTTCAGCCAGACGCAGTTCCTGCTCAACAGCCAGTCCAAGGGCGGAATTGGCGTGGAACGCGGCGCCTTCGAGGATGACAGACAGGCCGAAGAAAGCTGGGCCAAATCGGACGTGATCACATGGTTCAACCAAGGGGCATTGTCAGGCGACAAGCCGAAGATGATCCCCAAGCCCACGGCTCAATTCCCAGCCGGATTCTTCACACTGTTTCAGGAAGCCAAAGAGGAAATCAACCAGGTTACCGGGCTCAGCCAGGAATTCATCGGCACGCGCGAGGTCGACCAGGCCGGCGTGCTGGAGCATCAGCGCCGGCAGTCGTCGCTCAATCTCCTGGCCTCGCTGTTCGACTCTCTGCGCCGCTATCGCATGCGGCAGGGCCGGACGATGCTCTACCTTATTCAGGAGCATCTTGCGGATGGCCGGCTTATTCGCATCGTCGGCGACGATCTGAAACAGTATGTGCCTCTGACCAAGGAATCGGTAGCGAACAAGACCTACGACATCATCGTCGATGACAGCCCGACCAGCCCGAACGAAAAGGATCGGACATGGGCGATCCTCATGCAGATGCTGCCGATGGTCAAGGATCTGATGACGCCGGATGTTGCCATGGAATTGCTGTCGCTGTCGCCGCTCCCGGCTTCGTTGGTGGAGAAATTGAGGCAGAAAGCAGCCGAGGCCGCACAACAGCCAAAACCGCCGACGCCTGAAGAGATCAAGATGCAGTCCGACCAGCAAAAGGCCCAACTCGACGCACAGGGCCAGCAGATGGATTTGCAGGCGAAGGCCACGGGGCATCAGATGGACCAGGAGTCCGATATGGTCGAGCTGTTCATGAAGCAACAGGAGGCCGATTTGAAAGCCTATGTTGCCGAACAGAAGGCGGCAAGCGACCTTCGCAACCTCGCCATCAAGGAAGAATCGAACCGGATTGCCGCCAAGCGCGCCAATTCGCAAAGAACGGCTTCTGCCAAGTAATACCGGCATTGCGCCGGTTTTCGTGCGCGGGCGCGTTAGAACCCGCTTCGGTGGCACCGTACAGCCAAAGGTGAAAACATGGCAGAGAACCAAGCAGGCGGCCTTTCCGAGGCCGAACAGGCGTATTTCGACAGCGAGGGCGAAACCTCATTCGAAACCGCTGAGACGGAAACGACCACGACAACGGAAGCCGCCCCGGCTGAAACCGTCGGGCAAGAGCCTGAGCAAGAGCCTGAGGCACAGACCGAGGCGGAAGCCGCTGAAGCCGAAGGCAAGGGCGAGCGCGACGAAAAGGGCCGCTTCGTCAACTACGGCGCACTCCATGCAGAGCGGGCCAAGCGGCAGCAGCTTGAGGGCGAAGTCACCAGCCTGAAGCAGTTCAAGGCGGTCATGGAAGACCGCTGGCGCATGGTCGAAACGGCTGCGCAACAGCAGGAGCCGGAGAAAGGCCCGCCTGACCCGAACGAAGACATTTTCGCCTATTCGAAGTGGCAGGCCGAACAGCTCCAGAAGCTGGAAGCCAAGGTCAACGAGCGCGAGACGGCGGAAACACAGTCCCGCGAGGCTCAGGAATACGAACAGAAGGTGTGGGAGCACTGGAACCAGTCGGCCGCGCAATACAAGACCGAGAACGCCGACTTCGACAACGCGGTCAAGTGGATGTCGGAAACCAGGGTGAAGCAGCTTCAGGCGCTGGCTCCGCTCAATCCGCGCCTTCAGTCCGATGCCGGCATTACCCAGCAGATCAACACCGAGCTCAAGGAAATCGTGGTTGCGGCGGCGCAAGCCCAGATCAGCCCGGCGCAGTACATATACGACATGGCGAAAAGCTGGGGCTATACGGTCGCGCCAGCCGATCCCGGCAAGATCGAGCTTCCCGGCAAGCTGAAGGGCATCGAACAGGCTCAGCAAGGCTCCCGCACGGTCGGACAGGCATCCGGTGCACGGGCTGGCGCCGACGAGATCAGCATCGATTCCCTGGCGGCCATGCCGCAGAACGAGTTCAACGAGTGGATGAAGGTTCCGGCCAACGAAACTCGTTTCAAGCGCATGATGGGAGGCTGATATGCACAATGGTCGCATCGCGCTCCTTGAACGACTGCAAAAGGCAGAGGTCGAATTGCTTGCCTCACTCGAAGAAATCGAGCGGGTAGCTGGCGCGCCAGCTAGGATTTTCGATACCGAGCGCACATTGCTCGGGTCAGTCACTGGCGGGGCGTATCGCCTTGCTATGGACATCGACGATTGCCGGCTAACGCCGTAGTCGTCTAAAGCCCCAAAGGACGGGTAAAGTCCTTCTCGTGTGGCGCGCGTCAGTCGCCATCCGCAACAGCCGGTCAATGCTGTTCTCGTCCGCCGCTACGTCACAGCGTCACCCCAAATCCCGCAAATTCATCATTTTGAAAGGGCCATCAAATGGCACAGACCACGTATGGCGTTAACGACGCCAGCACGGTGAAGGTTTGGTCCAAGAAGGTCGCGGAAGAGGCGCTCAAGGCAACGGCCATTGCGCCCCTCATCGGCGAATCCGAGGACAGCATCATCGTCAAGAAAACCGAGCTGAAGAAGTCGGCCGGCGACCGCATCACCTACAACCTTTTCATGAACCTGACGGGTGACGGTTTCACCGAAGCTCAGGTCATGGAAGGCAACGAGGAGTCGCTGACCAACTACTCCGACGCTCTGGTCATCAACGAACTGCACAACGCGGCGAAGGTTCCGAACAACGGCACCATCGACGAACAGCGTGTGCCGTTCAAACTCCGCAATCTGGCCAAAAGCCGGCTTGTGAAGTGGTATGCGAAGCGCATGTCGGTTTCGTTCTTCAACCACGTCTGCGGCAACACCGTCGCAACCGACCTTCGCTACACCGGCAACAACGCCATCATTGCCCCTTCGACCTCGCGTATTCTCCGCGTGGGCGGGCAGGCCGATGATGAGTCACTCACCACGGCGGACATCATGTCGCTGGAGTGGGTCGACTACGCCAAGGAGCTGGCGCAGACCGCAGACCCGCAGATCCAGCCGATCATGGTGGACGGTGATGAGAAGTACGTCATGTACTTCCACCCCTACCAGATCACCGATCTGCGCACCAACACTTCGACCGGCCAGTGGATGGACATCGTCAAGTCCGTTTACCAGGGATCGAAGCAGAAGAACCCGATCTACTCGGGCG